AATGCTTTTAGTATATGAGCACTAAAAATAAAAATACTGTAAAACAGGCTGTTCTTGAAGCAATTGAAATGAAGAACACAATTAAAGAAGAGTCAAAAGACCTTCTTAAAGAAATGCTTGGAGAAGCAGTTAAAGATGCTATCAGAGAATCTGTTGAAGATGATGAAAAAGAAGATTCTTATGATGTTATTGATGACAATGAACCTGAGAATGATGGTCAGGTAGAAGAACCTGAATCAACAGAAGAGCCATCTGAAGATGTACCTGAGGTTGCTGATTCTGAGGAAGAACCTACTGCTGATAAATGGGATGAATTTGATGACTATCAGACTGGGGAAAATGATACCTATGACCTTACTGGTGTGAAAGACTATGATAAAATAGTAAAAGTTTTTGAATTAATGGATGATGATGACCACCTTGTAGTTAAACAGGATGGTGATAAGATTACATTAAAAGACAATGAGACTAGCAAAGAATACATAATTGACCTTGGTATGAATAGTAATGAATCTATTGAAGGTGAAAGTGAGGAAGAGGGAACAACTAATGAATGCATTGTCAAAGAAGATACTAATATTGCAGGTATTCCAAGTACAGAAGATGGTAATGAAGAAATTGAATTTGAATTCACTCCTGAAGACCTCAATGATGTAGTGGATACTGATGAAAGTATCTTAACTGATGATGAAGAAGAACCAAGATTTAATGAAAGCAAAAAAGGAAACAAAGTAATGAAAGAAAGAAAAGAAAAAGTGTATGAGGTCTCCCTTGGATACACTGATGATTACCAAGATAAAGACCCAATTCAAGGCTTATCTAATGATGAACCTTCAAAATCAGGTAAATCTTGGGAAAAAGGTGTTCCAACTGGAACTGAAAAACCATGGGCTGGTCCTTCCAAAGATAAAGGACAACCTTTTGAGGAAACTGTCAATGAAGAAAATGTTGAAGAATGTGGTAATGCTTGTATGACTAAAGAACCAGTTGTTGATGAAGCAACTAATGTTGGTGGTGCAGTACAGCAAAGAACTACCCCTAAATCACATATTCCTAATGATAGAAAGGAATATGGCCCAAAGGTCAAAAGACATGTCTCTACTGCTGCTGATGGCTATGAAGAAATGGTTGAAAATCTTAAGAAAGAAAATGCTCAGTTAAAGAAAATCAATGAAGCATATAAAAAAGAAAATGCAATTCTTAAACAAGGCACAAAAGAACTTAAGGCTAATATCAAAGAAGCATATGTTGTCAACACTAATCTTGCAAAAATCACAAGACTCTTTACTGAAAATGTGGTAAGCCAAGATGAAAGAAGAGAAATTGTAAACAGATTTGCTAATGAAGCAAAAACTATTGAACAGTCTAAGGCTCTTTATGAATCAATTAATAAGGAACTGAAGAAAAATGAAAAACAACTTACTCTTGAAAATGGTGTACCTTCAAATGTTAATGGTAGCAAAACTCTTAATGAGAATAAATACCAATCACAAGACCTTTTAAGCACACTTGATTTAATCAAGAGAATGGAAAACAGATAATAAATTAAAAAAAATAAAAAGGAAATATTATGATTGATTTTTTAAAGTCCGGTAAAGTCGGTAACATTGAATTAAATGAAAATAGAGCTTTGAGAGAAGCCATTATTAATAGATGGGATGCTCTTGGAATGACTGAAGGTCTCCAAGGTAACATCAAAGAAAATATTGCCCTTCTCTATGAAAACCAAGCTAAGGCAATGATGCTCAAAGAAGCATCTGATGCAAGCAACAGTGGCTCATTTGAAACTGTTGTATTCCCTATTGTTAGAAGAGTTTTCTCTAAACTTCTTGCTAATGATATTGTCTCTGTACAGGCAATGAACCTCCCTATTGGTAAACTTTTCTACCTCCTTCCTGTTACTTCAGAAAGAGATTGGTCTTCTGATGAAATTGAAGATGGTGTTACTGGTAGTCACAAAGGTCTCATGGGCTATAAGAGAACTGACAGAAGAGATGGTTCTACCTATAATAGATTCTATCTCCCTGATGAGGTTGTAAATGAACAGGTTTTTGAAACCTATGATGTTGAAACTGGTGAAGTTGTTGCTTCTGGTTTCACTGATTATGATGAAGCATTTGCTACCCTTGAAAAAGGACAGAGAGTAAGACAAACCAGTCCTGAGGTTACCAAATATATGGGCAAAACTCTCTATGACCTCTTCTACAATGACTTCCTCTTTGATAACTCAAAGGGTAAAATCCACATCAAAGTTGGTGAGGCAGTCCCTGTTGTTTTCAAACATGGTCAATTAGTTAATGCAGAAAAAGATGACCTTAAACTTTACAGTGATGGCACTCTTAGGAATATCATCCTCAAAGTCAGTGGTTTCTCATCTTACAATGCAGGTAAACTCACTGGTCCTGATGGAAATGAAATGGATACTGAAGCTTTCCTTGCTTCTCTTAAAGTAGTTGCTGCTGACACCATTGGTGATTCTGGCAAAACTTGCTTTGTTGCAAATGAGGCTATTCCTTTCAGAGTTGTTACCCAGAAATATGGTAAGGGTATTGTAGAATATGCATCTGCATGTGATGCTGAAGGCTGCATCTATCTTGATGTTGACCTTGCAAAACCTGCAAAAATCCAGGGTGCTACTGTTGATGGTTATCTTGGTGTTGAAATGCCTGAGTCTCTTGAAGGTCTCTTCAAAGTTGCTTGGTGCCAGTATGACAGCCTTGAACTTGAAACTGAAATTGG